TCTTCATGTAAATAAAATATATTCATTATAACTCCTTCACGTCTTGCATTAATAAAATCAATTTCATTTTAAATAAGGCATGCATATCTGGTAAAGTATTCTCTACTTGTTTGAGATATGCTTTAAGAGTATCAACTCTATGCCAAAATAGTTTTTCTTTAGAGTTCATATACACCTACAATATTATGTTTGATAATATTCTTTACCAGTTTAGTATAAGTAGGTTTAGAGGCATACTTTGTTAATGTGTCTGCGAGTTGATACACATTACCACCGTTTTGTCTTACTTCTCTAAAGTCTTCATATGCCCATACTTCATTCAGTATTCGTACATAATCTCTTACGCTATCACATTTTGTATCATATACTTTTACACCCCAACCAATCCACTTTTCTTGGTCCCATGTAATTGGTAATAACCATTCTTCGTCTTTGTTAAAGGTGCGAATACCAAATAGATTGTTACCTTCGTTGGCAAATCTACTTTTACCCCAACCAGTCTCTAACGCTGCTTGAGCAATAATTAATTCTTTAGGTATTCTTTGTTCTAATGGCACATTCTTATAGATGTGGTCAATACAATTAGATAAAGAATAAACAAATACATCTTTACCGGCATTTGTATTCACAATGTGATTTACTGTAATGATTTCAGGTTTTATTTTAATTTCACCTCTAATGATTTCACCGTCTAATACTTCTGGTATTGTAATATCATCAACATTAAAATCGTTACAGCCATCGTCCGTACAGTCCTGTTTAGGACTGCAACCAAGTATAATAAGGTATAAACCAAGTATAGTTAATATAGTTGTAATGTATTTCATAAGACCTCCTATTGACTATTTATTGCCTTCTCTAACATGTACTCCTCGTACTGTTCTTCCGTCATAGTTTCCAATAATTCTTCTTCGCTTAATAACGCCAGATTTGACATTTTACTCATTATAGACCTCCTTCAAAATCACCGTAAGTATAAAATTCAGTAACACCAAACATTTCTAATGAAATCTTTGGACAAGTTTTCATAATAACAATTTTCATTGTGTCTCTAACCATTGTATCTAATCCGTCAATGAAGTTAGCGGCAGCAATAAACTGTCTACCTGCAATAAGGTTAGCAGCAGTTTCATAGTCTTGTCCGTCAAACGGTGTATTGATATATTTCATCAAGTTGTTTCTAGTAGTTTTAAGTTTCATAATGTATCCTTTTTATTAATTATAGGTATACTATAGACTAAAAACAGCGATTTGTCAAGTAAAAAAGGTAAATTAAAAGTGTTATTTTTCAATAGGTTATCAATTAATTGTTTTTTCTCATAAAATTATCGTCCCAATTAAACGCTTCCTTTATCAAATTTGCTGTTAATCCCTTGTATTTCTTGTTCAGGAGACCATCTTTAGCGTCAATCAATAACTGCGCTTCTTCCGCTGATAATCCTTCTAACATCTGGATAAACATATTATCTCTTTTCATTTGATTTAATTGTGGATTGCCACCTTTTAATAAATGAAACATTCTTTTCACTTCTTGTTTTAGCCATGTATGCTCTGTGCCTATTGGTGCTTCATTTACTTTATATGGTGGTGCACCTTCTGGTAACAACCACTCACACTTAGGGTCAAAACTTCCCTTTAAAAACATTCTTAGTTGTTCTGTATCATATCGTCTCAATACTTCTAGTTTGCCTGGTTTATCTTTCTTGTTATTAACTTTCATTAATATCTCGTGGTAAGATAAAGCATAATTATCAGCCATCTTAAAACTCCTCTATTTTGCCAATTAACTCTTTCATATCATTGTTAATTAAGTATGTTAAAATACTGCCACGACCTGCAACAGTAGTATTCTTGTATGTGTTATATATATCATCTTCCTTTTCGTCAGGTATAAAGTCAAAGTCTATTAGTCTTTGATTACGTTGGAAATTTCTTAAATGATATTCGTTGCAAAAGTCTTTAGCGTCACCACCTTTCATCAATGTTTCAATCCAATACTGCAACTTTTTCTTCATAATAGGCTTTTGTTTTATTCTATTTACAAAAGTGTCATCTGGCGATAAGAAATTAGGAATACCATCTGACGTATCACCTCGTAATATATGTTCCCAAATATACTCTTGTGGATTTTCTGTCTCAACATATTTCTTTTGTATAGGTGAGTATTGAGTTATATTAGGATATTTCTGTAGTTGTTGAAAGTCTTTATCACCAGATATAATTAATATCTTTTCATTACCAAATTCTTTTTTACATATGACGGCAATAATATCATCTGCTTCAACATTGTCTAATTGTACCACTTTGTATGGAAAGTTTTCTTTGATTTCTTCTTTGATTGTATGAATGAGACCAAACACTTCTTCCCAATCTGTGCTACTTGTATCTCTGCCTTCTCTACGTTTTGCTTTGTAATGTTCAAAGATATCTCTACGCCAAGGTGCCGGTCCGTCAATACAGAGGATGACTTCACCTGGATAATCATTTTTAAATCTATGGACAAAACCACGGATACTATTGAGTATCATGTGGCGTACCATGTTAGGTGAGAGGACATTTTTGTCCTTACTCATTGCCAATTGTACAGCGATATTACTTATCGCTATCTGGCTGTAATCTATCAATATCATTATCTATTTCCTCACCTTCAAATTCTATGTCCATGTCTTGTTCTTTACTGACTATCTCTTTACCAGAGTAATCAATTACAGAATATTTTTTCTTACCTTGATTTTCTACATACATCATTTTATCTGTGACGTAATGAAAAGGGTGTTTCAAGTCCATTTCTCTATAGATTAATCCTCTAAATGCTTCCATGAATATACCTACATCTAAAAACGTTTTCTGTCCGTCTTCATCAATACGACCTATATTCATACCTTCGTGTTGTAATGTGCCAATCATTTGTATCATAATATCATCAGCCACAGCGTCAGCATACTTCTTTGTCTGCTGTTTTTCTATCTGTACAGAAACAGGTTCTTTCTGCTCTTTAGATAGAGCTGGTATATGTTTTCCACTTGGAAACGCTAATATTTTCGCTGTCATAACACTACACTCGCTTTGGTTTTGTCCGTCCTGGGTTGGTTATCCAAGACTTTTTTCTTGGTTTTCAACAATTTCTCCAGAAAAGTTAATCTTTCCTTCGTTTATTAGATACTCTCTTAAATCAGTATAACCACCAATGTGCTTATCATCAATCATTATTTGTGGCATACTTCTTACTTGCTTACCTATCATTTCAAACATTTGGTCAATAGTGACGGTATATTTACCATCTTCTCCCTCTGTTGATTGACCTAAACCGTAAGTCTCATAAGGGATATTAAGATTGTCCAACAATGTCTTTGCTTTCGTGCAAAATACACAATTGGGTTTAGTGAACACTTTATACATATTGTACTCCTTTTCCACTATTTATAATCATTTTATCACCGCTCTGATAAACTCTATTGACCAATACCAGATATCGTAAGCGACATCTGGGTTGTAACTCACAATCATACCACCTATAATCATGCCAAATATAAATTTCATATTCCACTCCATAGTATGATTGCAAGTACCATACAAATTGTTAATAACAAATAGATATTGTTATTGTTTCGCATTAGATTAATGCCTCAACTTCTTGCATTGTTAATACTTTCTCTGCTTCTGTTTCACCAACAGGATCCAGATAATCTTTAAGAATAGTATCATCTTCTTTGTTTGTTTTCTTCGCTGGCCATTTTCTCGTACCTTCTGTAGCCTGTGCCAAGTTTTCCCAATTCACCGCATGTGGTAGATTTAACGTACCCATTTCTCTTAGGTATGCCGCCTTCTTTGCTTTTGTTTTGTATGAATGAAATTCTTTGAGAATATCAGGCATTGTTAGCATGTTCTCCATCATTTCTTTTTTGTTCATCTTCGCCATAATGTATTACCTTCCTATATCTTTTATGTCTTTACGTCCCACCACCATTGATGGTCCTTTGTTGTAAGCAGGTGCAACAGTATATTGCTTGCTTACTTCTAACTTAACGTTAGAAACTGGTTTGGTGCCCCCTGCCATTTTTGTGACTAACTCTTTTGTTTGAGTAGTAGGGACAAATGTTTGTAACTTACCAACTTGGTCTAAAGGTATAGACACTTTTGGTCGTCTTAATCGTCTGTTAGGGTCAATACCCATAGACTTCAATAGTTTGTCTTGTTCTGCTTTCGCCTTGTAAAAAGACTTAGTTTTAATAACTCTTTTGAACTTACGAGGCGAACTGTTGTGTGTATAAATTAATGCCATTGTCTATATCCTATCATACTTTGATGTAATTGTCAAGCCTAAAATTATTGTTGAGGAGCGTACTCTTTTTCATGTTCTGCAATCAATGTCTCATATTTTGTGAGTACATTATCAACAGACTCCTCTTGCATTTTAATTTTGTATAGTTCTTCAATAAACGTTAAATAATCAATCATATTATATTCTCCCATAATCTTTTTGTACCATGAACTCACAATCTTGTCCATAGTTATAAAAATAGTCTTCGTCAAAGGTGTAGTCATATACATCTTTGTATTTCTTTAGATAGTCCTCATCATCTATAATATAACACTTAGATGAAAAACATTGGTCTTTGTCAATCTGTATCTCATCATAGGACATTCTGTTTTCGTCATTCATTTTATAGAAAGCGTCACACTCTATCTTTTTCTCCGCAAGTCTGTACGGTGTATAAGTGTTAATCTCTGAATAAGGTACATTTCTTAGAACTGTCCAAGAATTGTCAAAATGACCACCCTCGTGTTCTCTGTCGTAATAACTTCTAGTATAAACTATATGAAACATAATGTATCTCCTATACAGCAGTTAATGCTAGTTGTTCATTCCATTGGTAAAACCCATACCAAAGGATTAGTGCGAAAGTTATATAAAATAGTATAATGTTTTTTTTGTTTTTCATAATATACATAGTTATATACTAAAATGACTAGAAAGTCAACTAAAAAATACAAAAAAGATTAAATTAAAAGTGTTATATTTCAATAATTTAGCGTAGGTGCGACAAGTTGTCAATCAAAATAGTGTAAAAATACCATATAAACCACCAGAAATCACTAAAACTACAGCACAAATGCCAAAAAATGTGTATATTGCCTGGAGTATTTTGGTCATTTGATACTCAGATTAATCACTAGGGTCACTCGTAATTCATCGCTCTTAAAGGTAGGCACTTCATGTACCACACTTGATGGCGTAATGATAAAGTCTCCTTGTTCTGTGGGTATTTGAAAGTATTGTAATAGATAAGAATGCTTCTCGTTTCTTATATCTAACTTCTTATAGAAAGTTGGTCGTAGATATTGATAGTCTCTACCCCAAGTATGTGAATT